CACCAATCTCTCGGGAGGATATGCAGTAAGATTCGTTTTGTAATCGAATCAGATGCACGGGACAAATCCGCGGTAGCATGCGGGGCTTCTTCTAAAACAGAAGGATCTTTGCTAAAACGTTGAGCATACGCTCTATGTTTCGGCTGCAGCTTACGGATGTCCAAACCATGCGCTTTAAGTCTTTCGACCATTACACCACCAAGGCCGTACGTATAGTATAGCCCTAATAAAGTAAGTGGTGTAATAGCGCGGTAGGTTTTCCAAGACTTTGGTACGTTTACCAAGTTGAGATGCTCAATGCTAGCATACATGGCGGGATATCCCCGTCTTTTTAAGCGTCTTACTATCCGACCTAAAACTGGGTCAGACGGCAAGACGGTGGAATCGAACCACCTAGCAATCAGAGAGGAACTAGTAAAGGCTTCAGGCTGCGTGAGTTTCACATCAATGTGAGCTTTTGCCAGCGGGCAACCAATGCTAGATTTCTTGCCAAAATGCAGGTAATCTAACGTTTCATCGAGATTATATGGTCCAAGAATGGACTTCATAATCTCTCGAGCGCGCCTTAGAATCAGGTAGGTACCTGTTTTCCATGGCTGCCATACTAATGAGGATTGAAATTCGATGTATGACTTGTTTGTCATATTCTCGAGTTCCTCATCGGTATAAACGTCATCTCTAAACCTGTATTTCTTGAACACTGATGATAACTGATAATCCCATTTAAAAATATAGGGATTAATGATTCCTGGAGACTTGAAGAGCTGTGTTGCTCTCCAACTTACAGGGTCATTAAAGACGGTTTTATCCGTACGATATCTGGAATCACCAGTGCAAAGAAAGGCATCATCTCGCAGACAAGCATAAATCGCTTGCGCTGCGCGGTCTGTATCAAACAATTTACCGCGTTCCATTAAGGCGCTCCTTTTCAGGAAGAAGATTGATATTAGGCTAAAGATCCATAACGGATAAAGCCGGAATAATCAGCGTCACTAGCAGCTTGCGCTGCCAGTAGTGCGAGATCATCGATCTCAGCAACTGTCGATTCAGGATGGGCCTCAATTTCTATTCGGCCCCACTGTTTCACGACGACACCTGAAGCCAAGATTCTTGGCTTACAGATCTCCACTTTGCGGATGAATTTTGAATAAGA